GGTTTGTATCAAGATGAAACCCAAAAAACTAACAAGAAAAGCCAAGCGTAGGTATCAAACTAAGCTTGATTTATTTAACAAAAATAAAAAACAACAGGAGAAAAAAAATGCCAATAATAACTAATTTCGGCCATTATAGATTTGTCGGCAACAAAGAGGAGTTTAGAAAAGTAATCCAAGATCTTAAAATTCTGGAACAATACCCAAACACCCCACCCGACCATTTAAAACATTTACCACCCGACAAATTAAACAATTTGTTCAAATTACATAAACCAAGATTTTTTAAAGGAGAATAAATATGAAAAAGTATGAAGTTATAGTTGATGTAGTTAAAAGTCATGTATTGACGATTGAAGCTAAAGATCAATATGAAGCAGAAGATTTGGCTGAGAATGATGGTTGCGAAGCTGAGCCACATTATACAGAAGTAAAAGTTATTTCTATTAAGGAGAAGAAAGATGATAAGAGTTGATAAAAATAATAGTGATGTTTTAGTTGTAGATACTTTGACAGATATATTTGAACTTTTAAAAAGAAATGAAATATGGGTAAAGATTAGTGATAAGCCTGATTGCCCTAGAAATTCCAAACTAAGATATTTAGATATTGAAGAAGCATTAGAGGAGAACGAAGATGAATAAGACAATGTGTTGTTCTGTTTGTAAGCAAGATAATATTTCTTGGCGAGTATGGGCAGATGAATTAAATAATGTTAATGGCAGTTGCGAAGATAAATTTGTTTATTGTGATAATTGCGAAGATCAAACTATAGCTATTTTAAAGGAGAACGAAGATGAGCGTATGTGATTATTGCAATAAAGAAGTCTTAGATGAAGAAAATGAAATTGATTTTCATTCTAAAATAGAAAAACATTTTTGCAGAGATTGTGAAGATGTCGCATTTGATAAAGTTGAAACAATTAATGGTGTAAAAGATTTTATGTCCATGCTTAAAGTTTTAAGCAAATATGATTATGTTGAAAATGGAAAACTATTTAAAGGAGAACGAAGATGACTGATAAAGAAATTGTCCAATACTATGGGCAAATATGGGGAAATGTTAAGCATATGAAATCATATGTTAAAGAACTTAGAGATAGATATAAAAAGGAGAACGAAGATGAAACTAACTAGCGATAACTTAAAAAAGATTTTTAACTATATAGAATCTCAATTAGAAGATGATGACGGCAGAGGAGAATTTGACGAAGAAACTCCGATCTTATCAGCAGTTGATAGAACTATAGAAATGTTTAAGGAGAACGAAGATGAAGAATGAATGGCTATGCGATAACTGTTTTTCTGAAGATATTAATATATTTGAAGATAAAAAAAGAGAAGATAGTGAAATGGATTGCTACTGTAATTCATGTAAAGGAGAAAACTATATTGTTTCTTCTTGGTTTATAAATTTACCTTGGAAAAAAATAAAATAGATTTATAAAATGACAGAATACAAACCCTGGATCTATATTTTAATCCTTGCCTTTGGGATTTGGAGTCTTATCGTCCGTTTCTACCTTGGCCTCGATAACTGATCCCGACTGCTGATCACTTAAAACCCGACTCCCGATTAAGTTCGCCAAGCGTTTTTCTACTTCTTCCCGACTCATTTGATCCACCTTACCATGCAAGACTTCCCGCCTGTCAATGATAAGTCCCCCGACTTTCATCAACAGATTCTGGGCGTTGATTGCCGCTGTAAAGTTTTCCTTGGCCCAAGCATCATCTCTAAGTTTGTATAGATCTTCAACTGCCTTGTCATGTGTCAGTTCAAATTTTTTTTTGGCCTCTTCCATCAAGCGTTCATACTCCCGACGAACATGTGCATATGGACCCCCGACTCGCATGTATCTCCCGACAACGATAGGATTTTTATAGCCTGCTTTCTTGGCTGCCTCAGAAAAAGTTAAAGTAGGATCGTTGACTGCGTTCCAGACAAGCAGTCTTTGTCTTTTGGTTAATCTTTTTTCTTCCTTGTTCATATACTCAATCGGCATGTCGTCGACGGGTGCTAGTGTCGGTTCTACTTTTACGCTCGCCCTGAGTCTTAGGTCGTATGCTGGCATCTATTAAGGTTCCTCCGAAATCTTCTACAAGCTGTATAATAACAGGTTTTTCTAAAAGTTCTATCAAGCCTGGATCGAGCTCCCGACGACAAGCCTGCGTTAATCTCTTTTGACCTTGATTTTTCATACTTTTGTCACGCTCTCTGACAAAACTCTGACAAAACTATTCATACACTCTAACATACTGATATAATGTTATTTATTATTATATATATACATATATATATACCTTATTACTTAGTTTTGTCATACTTTTTCTTACCTACCCTTTTATTTTACCTTTTTAGAGGATTATTTACCCTTTCTAAGGGGGTGCTCTGACAAAACGCCAAAACTGACAAAAGTGCTCTGTTATCACCTTTTTGCCACTTTTCATTTTCTGACACTCTGACAAAACTAGGCCATTTTAGACCAAAATCTCGCAAATGAGGCCCTCTTTTGTCAAAGTGTCTTGCCAAAACTAGCATACTTCTTTTTCCCACTTAAATTTAAGCTGTCCAGTCGTCGGTTGCCAGTTTCTACCAGGTCGAGTATCCCAACCTTTACCAGATGTCCAACCACCTTTTACTTGCATATAACCTGCCCCTTTTAAAGAACTGCCGCTTTCTGTTCGTAGGGTGTAGGTGACTATTTTAGTCCCGCCCATTTGTTGCCATATTCTCCAACACCTACCATACAAAAAAGAATTAGTATTTTTCGGTGCATCTAAATTAGTGCAAACTCTAGTAATTTCTGCTGTAAAGCCGTCATCTAATCTACGTGCGACAGGCCTACCAACAATTGCAACACCCACTAATTTGTCCTGAAAGCTTGCGCCAATACAAAACCTTGCGCCCGTAACGGGTTTAGAATGTCGATGAAAGCTCAAAATAAATTGATTAGCCTCTCTCAAAGGTATAGGTATGATTGTTAATTTATCTACCAAAACTAGCTCAGCTCCAAAATATCTGCACGCGCATCAAATAAAGAAGTCCCTATACCGAAACGCTTTTTAATTAGTTGCACATACTCAGCATTTAGTTCAATCAAGACAGCTTTGCGATTGTTTGCCAAAGCAACCTGTCCTGTTGTTCCTGAACCCGCAAAAGGATCTAAAACCAAGCCGTCTTTAGGACACCCCGCCAAAACGCAAGGCTCGATTAAATCCTGGGGGAAAGTAGCAAAATGTGCATCTTTGTAAGGCTTTGTTGTAACTGTCCAAACTGATCTTTTGTTTTTTTGCGGATAAACACCCATATTTTTTAATCCATCTCTAATTTCAAATCCCTCCTTGTCTGCCACACTTTTGCCTATGTTTATTGTTGAGTTAGCTTTACCAACCTCGCCTTTTGAATTTATTGATACAGAATCCTCTTTTATAGCCTCATTATCAAAATAATATTGAGGTTTTTTAGTTAATAAAAATATATATTCATGCGCTTTAGTGCAACGATCTGTAATACTTTCGGGCATCGGATTGGGCTTATTCCAAATAATATCTTGGCGTAAATACCAACCATCGTTTTGTAAAGCTAAAGCTGTTCGCCAAGGTATGCCAATTAAATCTTTTTTCTTTAAACCCTGTATTAAGTTTCTTTTTTTAGGAATACTGCCATCTACATAATGTTTATTAGCTCCAACTCCATCTCCCCAGGTTTTATTTCCTGCTTGAGTTGTGTTGTAACTATCACCAAGATTAAGCCAAACTGTGCCGTCATCTCGCAAGACTCTTTTAACCTCTCTAAATACCTTGACCAAGTTTTCAACAAAATCTTCTGGTGTATCTTCCATACCTAGTTGCTTTTCTTCATCGTTGTAATTACGCAATCCCCAATAAGGCGGGCTAGTTATACAGGTGTTGATACTTTCGCTTGGCAGACGTTTAAGCATTTGTAAGCAGTCGCCTTCTAGTATCTGCACGCTCACTTACAGCTCCATATTCTTAAAAATATGCTTAAT